GCTAGATATGAAGGGAATAGAATAAAAACATCTGTTGGGACTATAGATCCTAGAACTATTATAGGCGAGCCTTTATGGAAGAATAGGTTCGGAGAAGAAGAACTAACACAACTTGAAAAAGATTTAGGAGAATACGCGGCTTCTAGCCAGCTGCAACAAAGGCCATCTCCTAGAGGTGGTGGATTATTCAAAACAGATAGCTTTAAATTAGTAAACAATTATAAAAGAGATGAAGTCGAACAAACGGTAAGGTACTGGGATAAGGCAGGTTCTAAAAACGCAGGCTGCTTCACTGCTGGGGTTTTAATGCATAAAATGGCAGATGGATCTTTTATAATAGAAGACGTTGTACGAGGTCAATGGGCCGCGCCAGAAAGAGAAATGAAAATAAAGAAGACTGCTTTTCTTGACGGTGAATCTGTTAGAATATGGATAGAACAAGAACCAGGTAGTGGAGGCAAAGAATCAGCCGAGAATACTATTTTAAATTTAGCGGGATTTTGTGTTTATTCAGATAGGGTAACAGGGTCTAAAGAAGTTAGAGCAGAACCATATTCTGTTCAAGTAGAAGGTGGTAATGTTTCTTTATTAAATGATTCTTGGACTAGAGATTTTATTAAAGAACACGAAATGTTTCCTGTTGGGAAATATAAAGATATGGTTGATGCTTCTGCTGGAGCGTTTAACAAATTGATTTTTAGTGGCGGTGTTACTATAAGAGTATTGGAGTAAAAAGCGATGGGGCCGAAAGAAGATACACAGGAAGAAATAAAGATAGACGAGTGTATTAATTGCTCTCTGTTTCCTATAGGTGAGATTAAACAAATAAAAGGCGTTTCTTATATGATAACTAGATTAGAACATATAAAGATTGGGAAGTCTAATGGGAAGGCAGTTTATGCTAAACCAATAGGGAAACAAAAATGAAACTATTTGGGTTCGAAATAACAAGAAGAAAGGAAGCAACCAACCAAGTTTCTAATGTTTTCGTTCCTTCATATTTGAGTGGAAGAGAAACGGTGCACCCATCTAATTTCAATTCATTGTTAAGTGCGTATAGAAGCTGGGTGTATGTATGTGCAGGGAGAAACAGTACAAATGTTGCTCAATCATCTTTAAGGTTATATGCAACAAAAGATGATGAAGAACAAGAGTCTCTGCACCGTACCAAAAAAATATCAGAGTCTGAAAATAATTATTTAAGATCAATTAGTAATATATCTAGTTTAGCATGTGTTAAAACAGGAAAGATTATAGAAGAAATTCTTGAGCATCCTTTTCTAGAGCTTATGCGTAACGTGAATCCTTTTATGAATGGCTTTGGATTATGGGAACTTTCTACCTTACACCAGGAGTTAACTGGTAATTGTTTCTGGTATGTTAAGAAATCTGATGTTTTAGGAACACCACAAGAGATATGGGTAATCCCACCTGATAATATGGTGGTTATTCCAAGTAAAGAAAAGTTTATAGAAGGGTATGAATATAGGTCTGGTACTGAAACTACTTTCTTTAATTGCGAAGAGATTGTTCATTTTAAGTACAGTAACCCGAAGGACATTTTTTACGGGAAGTCACCTCTGGCTGCTGTAGCTGGGGCTTATAACGCTGGAGAAAATATGGCGGTATATGAGAACTCTTTGTTCACTAATATGGCTAGACCAGATGGAGTTTTAGCGACTGATAGTAAACTTACAGATGCTGAGTTTCTTAGATTACAAGAACAGTGGAAGTATGCTTATGGGGGGGCTAATAAGACTGGGAAAACAGCAGTATTAGAAAAAGGAGTTAAATATATTCCTATTTCTATTAAGCCAAGAGACTTAAATTTTTTGGCTGGTAGAACTGCTGTTAAGGAAGAGATATGTAATGCTTATGGGCAATCACTAGGGTTATATGACAAGAACAGCACTAGAGCTAATTCAGAGCAGGCTGTTAGGTCTTTCTTAAGAGATGCTATCCTTCCTAGGTTAAGAAGAATTGAAGAGAAACTTAACGAACAATTATTACCAATGTACGACCCAGATATTTTTGTGGCTTTCGATAGTCCTCTTCCTGAAGACAAAGAATTTAGGTTGACAGAAAGGGACACAAATCTGAAGCTTGGTTATTCTTCTATTAACCAAGAGCGTAAAATCGATGGTTTAAAACCAGTATCTTGGGGGGAAACTCCTTATCTACCTATTTCTTTGTCTCCTTTAGGGGAAGAGCCAACTGAGAAAGAAATAGAACAGCTGTCTAATAAAATCGCAGATATTGTTAGGAAAAAGATAAATGTATTTGAATAGATTAATTTCTAAATTGGAACCTGGAGTTATTGCTAATAAGCTTGTGTCACTTCTTAATAAAGAAACTGTATTCTATTCTAGAAGAGACCGTAGATGGTTAAAATTTATTGCTTTGGTTTCTAAGTTCGAAAAGATCTATTCTAAGAAAATAAAATATAATTTTAAAAAGCAGGAAAGAATAGTTATAAGTAATTTGTCTGGAATAAGAGTTAAAAGAGGTACGTATGATTTCTTTCTGTTCGATAGGCAAGAGTGTGTAGATAGGCTTGAATCTTTAAACGAAGAGATGAGTCGCCTTATTATCAAAAAGAATGGGGAAAGAGTTTTACTGGAATTAGCTGATCTACCACAATTTAAAAGTAGAATTAAGAAAGATGAAGACTGGAAAGAAAATGAAGTAAGATTCGATTTTAATATTGACAGTCCTGAAATTACTGAATTTATTAAGACTTATTCTTATAAATTAGCTATTACGGTTACTGACGAAATGATGGATGGGTTAAGGGAACTGTTCCAAGAAGCTTTTGAGATAGGGTCTTCTACTGTTGAAATTGGAGAAAAAGTGCAAAGATTTTTTGAGTTGAAACGTGGTTACGAGGCAGATCGGATAGCTAGAACAGAAATGATTAGAGCTGCACATCAGGGAGCTTTAGAAGCTTACGCTCAATCTGGGGTTGTTGTAGCTAAAGAATGGCTTACTGGTAAAGATGAAAAAGTTTGTCCTTGGTGTTCTCAAATGGATGGGAAGCGGATAGAATTAAGGGAAAAGTTTTTTGGAGTTGGAGATATATTAAAAGTAGACGACTTTGAATTGGCTTTTGATTATTCTGAGATAACTGCTCCTCCTCTACATCCTAATTGTAGATGTGATCTTATTCCAATAGTCGATTCTATATACGGATTTTAAACTTTTATTGAGAGATTCAAATTGAAAGAGCTAATTACACAACGGTTGAAATTAAAAGATGTTCTTCCCCAGCATGTTAATCGGATAGCTGGGTTAATGAAGAAAGAGAATAATGAAGTTTCTTTCATTAGAAAAGGGATCGGCGCTGGGGAAACAAGAGTTGATCCAGATGAAAGAACAATTACTAGCTATATTACAACTAAAGCCAAAGATAGAGATAACGAAATAGTGTTGCCTAGTGGGGCGATTCTTGACGACTATAGAAAACATCCTGTTGTTTTGTTTGGACATAATTATGAAGAGCTTCCTGTTGGGAAAAATCTTTGGATAAAGACTGACGAGAAAGGATTAATAGCGAAGACTCAATATGCTACTCATAAAAAAGCAGATGAGATTTATGAGTATCGTAAAAATAATTATCCATTAGCTGAATCTATTGGTTTTGTTCCTATCTCAAGTATACAGTCTGGTAAGAATGGATTTAATGATGACGTAATAAAAAAACTAGGTTTAACTAAGGAAGAGGTGGATGGTGTTCATACTATCTATGACAAATGGTTAATGCTTGAATACAGCGACGTACCTGTTCCAAGTAATCCAGAAGCATTACAAATAGCAATTAATAAAGGCTTAGTGCATTGCGCTAATTACGCTAATTGTGCTAGAAGAGAGGAAAGGATGGTAATACCTTATAGGCGATTCAGTATGGCTCCTTTAGAAGAAGAATGGGACGCTGTTGAAGAGGTAAGAAAAGCTTCTGTTATAAATTTAAGGGTTATGTGTACATGGTTTGATAAAGAAAACTATGAGAATAAAACTGCGTATAAGCTTCCTCATCATAAAGCTAGCGGTTATTCTACAGTTTGGAGAGGAGTAGCTGCTGCAATGACGGCGATTCTTGGAGGAAGAGGCGGAGTTGATATACCAGATAATGACAAGAGAGAAGTTTATGATCATTTAGCAAAACATTATAAAGAATTTGATAAGCCAGTCCCAGATTTTTCTATTAAAGAAAAAGAAGACGAAGAACCTGTTTATTCCGGCGATAGCGGTGAGAATGAAACAGCAGTACCAAAAGAGAGTATAGAAGAAGATTCTGGTAAACTTACTGAAGCTCTTTCGGAAGTTAGAAAGACTTCTAAGAAGATACTCGAAGTATGTATGAAAACTTTTGATCTTTTATCTAATAAAGAAGAGTCTGAACTGAAAGAGACTGAAGAGATAGTCGAGGAAGATTCTGATGATTATTCAGAAGATGGGAGAAAAGAAGTAATTTTTGAAATAGAAGAAGAGTGCAGGCTTACTAAAGGAAGAGAGGAAGACATTATTAATAGAACTGTTAAGGAAACAGTTAAGGTTTTCCAAGAATTAATAAAGGACTCTTCTTTTCTAGAAATTGATAAAGCGGTAGAAAGTTCTATAAAGAGAATACAAGGTAGGATGAGATAATTTGACTTATTATGGCGACGTGACTGGAGATCAAAGAAAGATTAGGTCGATGTTGGTCTTGATATGTTCGATGTTAATATAACAAATAAATAATCAAGTATAGGTGAACATATGAATATGACAGAATTAAAATCTTTGATTAAGGAACAGACTGCAGGGATAGTTAAGGAAAACTTAATGGGTCAACTTAAGAGCCAGGTTGAGGATAGTATAAAGGGTATTATAGGTCCTTATAAAGCCGGTAAAGAAGTGGACTCTAATCGTAGGGATGAAAATCCTAGTGGTTTTGATAGTTTTTCTGATTTCGCTCAATCTGTATATAAGGCTGGACCATCTGGTCGTAATGCAGACCACAAATTGAGAACTTTTGAAAAGGCTGCAGGATCTCCTTCACTTCTAGAGACAGATTCAGAAGCTGGTGGATATCTTATTCCTGAGGAGTTTAGAACTCAGTTATTAACTACAGCAGTGGAAAAAACAAATATTTTGACAAGAGCCATGAAAATCCCGATGAAGACGAACTCAATTAGTATTCCTTTTATCTCTGGGTTTGATCATTCTGGAGGGTTATTACATGGAGGAGTTGAGTTTAAATGGTTAGATGAAGTTGCTGGGAAAACAGAAACAAGACCTAAATTCGGTAAAATAAATCTGAAACTTAAAAAGTGTGCAGGTCTTTGCTATGCATCTGATGAGATTCTTGAAGATAGTCCGATATCAATGCAACCACTTTTAAATAGTGCTTTTACAGATGCTTTAGCTTGGTCACTTGATTGGGTCTTTATAAATGGAACCGGTGCTGGTCAACCTCTTGGTGTTTTGAATGCTAGTTGTCTTGTTACTATTGCTAAAGAATCAGGTCAAGCAGCTGATACTATTGTTTACGAGAATATTGTGAATATGTATTCCAGATTGTGGAGAACAGACAATGCTATCTGGCTTGCAAATAAAAATACTTTTCCACAATTAGCAACTATGACTCTTGGAACAGCTAACTATCCGATTTATTTACCTGCTAATAGTGCCGCTGGAAGACCATTTAATACTCTTATGGGATTACCTTTAATTTTTACTGAACATTGTAGAACTATTGGTGACGTGGGTGATATTATTCTTGCAGATTGGTCTCAGTATCTTGTTGGACAAAAGTCTACTGGTTTGAAATTCGCTTCTAGTATCCACTTAAAATTTGATTATGATCAAACCGCATTTAGGTTTGTATATAGAGTTGATGGTCAACCTTGGTGGATTAGCGCTTTGACTCCTAGATACAGTTCAGAAACTTTGAGCCCTTTTGTGGCAATAGCTGATAGAGCCTAATAAGATATAAAGGAGATTATAAAATGGGTACAAGTTTTATTAGAAACAATATAGTTGTTGGAGGTACTGAACCAATAGATATAAATGGTTCTGGATCTTCTTCTGATACTGTTAACCTTAAAAATGCGAATCATGTTACTTATATTTTATTCGTTGGAGCGCTTACTGTTGGAACTGCGGTGACATTGAAGCAAGCTACAGATGTCGCTGGTACTGGCGTAAAGGCTCTTGCTTTTAGTAAATATTTCACGAAACAGAATTTTGGCACGGTTTCAAATTGGACAGAAACAACTTGTTCTTCTACTTTTACTACAACAACTCAAAATGATTCTTTGTATGTTGTTGAAATTGATGCTTCTTCTTTAGATGTAGCTAATGGGTTTGATTGTTTGCAAACAGTTTTATCTGATCCAGGAGCTTCATGTCTTATTTCTAGTCTTTTTGTTTTATCAAAGCCTAGATATGCAACTCAGCCAATGCCTTCTGGTATTGTTTAAATATTAGTCTTGTTTTAATTGTGACTATTTACAAGATTGTACAGCGATAATAGAGGAAGGGGGATTTTCTCTTCCTCTAAAATCTAAAGACAAAAAAGATAGGGTCATTTACTAGCTATTTGGTTCATTACTAAGAAAAATATTAAAGGTAGATTATAATGAGTTATTCAGGAATTAGAACAAGAAGTGAAAAAAGTAATTTAACTTTTTATTCTCCTAATCCATTTAAAAGAGTATTAACTATACCATCCTCAACAACCGAAGCAAGCTGGGATACTTTTCGGTCTATGTTTTTTGTATCGCCTGATTTTGGATTTATGGCGTTTGATGATTTCACTCCTGGTAGACGAGCAAGTGCAACTGAATATGATGGGTTTACCATAACAGAATATACTGATGGTAATCTTGAGATGCAGGATGAAGTGGGAGGAGTTCTAGGTTTAAAAACTACTACAACTCTTAACCAAGGAATACAGATGCAGTCAATGGGCGAGAGTTGGAAACCTGAGGCTGGTAAAAAAATTTGGTTCGAGTGCAAAGCTAGAATAAGTACTTTGATTGGATATGTAGAACTTTTTATCGGATTAATTGAAACTAATGCCGATATTGCTGATGGTTCAACTCCAGCTGCTGTAAATACAATTGGATTCAGGAAAATTGCAGCTGCAGCTGCAATAAATACGCAGGTATCGACAGGAGCAGTAGCTCCAGTAGCATCATCTACGAATTTTCTTGTTGATGATTATCATCATCTTGGTTTTTTTGTAGACGGAGTGTCATCAGTTACTTTTTATGCTACAAATGGTGTGGAAAAACCTGCTATTATTAGGACAGTTACCACCAATATTCCGACAACAGAAATGGCTCTTAGTTTCGGAGTCAGAAGAACAACTGGAGCAAATGAAAATAGTTTATTCCTTGATTGGTACAAAATTGTTCAAACACGTTAGGTTTAAAAAATGGCTTTTATAACAAAAGATGATTTGAAAGCGGAATTAACAATAACAGGAACAAGTGACGACGCATTGTTGACCCTTATGTCCGCTTCTGTCCTATCATTGTGGGATACTTTAACGGATAAGGTTTGGGCTAATTCAAGTTATTTTGAATACCATAACCCTAAAGGTAAGAATGTTTTGTTTCTAAAGAATTATCCTGTAACTGATATCTCAAGAATAGCATATGGGACTAATAACGCTATTAACATTAGGAACACGAATTCCGGGACAAGAGCAACAGCTGCTATTACTTCTACTGGTTTGGTTTTAACTTTAGATGGAATCCAAGATGTTACGATTGTTTTCGTGACGTATACTACTATGACATTAGTTGTTACGGCGATTAATGCTTTAGGTAATGGGTGGGAAGCTAAGATTTCTAATAGTACATATACTAACTGGAAATCTACTGAGTTATTAGTTAGGTTTGGTTTAAGTTGCATTAATAACACTTGGGTTTATTTAGAAGTTCCTAATGAATATCTTTATGATTATCAGATAGATGCAAATGGTGGATTCATATCTAATCTTTTTAATTTGCCAACTGATTTAAATAGCGTGATTGTAAATTATACCGCTGGCTATTCTGATACTGATGTTCCTATTTGGTTAAAAGCTATATTGATAAGACAAGGTTGTCATTGGTTTATGCAAGCTAGGGAACGAAGATGGCATGTCAGTAGTGTTAATTTCGGGGAAGGTGGGACCATTTCTTATAATAAGTTAGTAGATAACTTACTTCCAGAATTTAAAACGTTAGCAGGGAAACATAATAAAATACATGTTTAATCTTAAAGTAAAAAAAGTTAAATTTCCAAAATTTGGAAAGAAATATGAGGACCGCTTATTAGATATAATGCAAGCTTTTGTCCAATCTAGTGTTGGGACATCAAAAAAAGAATATCTTTCTGGACCTAGACCTGAGAAATTAGGAGTTGTAACTGGTAGACTTAGATCTAGTATTATGGGAAGAACTAGAAAAAGCGGGAAATCAGTTATTGGAACTATTGGGAGTAGAGTTGTGTATGCTCCTATTCACGAATTCGGTGGGTTTACTGGAAGAGGAAGAAAAGTAAATATTCCAGCTAGGCCTTTTCTTGGAGCTGCTGTCGAGGATAATAGAAAAAGACTTGAGGATCTTATTAAAGAAGCGGTTATTGAGTCTTGGGAGAAAGAATAAATGGCGGCGACGAAAAGAGCAACTATAATAGAAACTATTGTTGCTGCTTTGAAAAATATTACAATAGCAAATGGGTTCAGAACTAATATTGGGAAAGTTGTCAGGGGGATTAAAAATATTGATGATTTTTTAGGCGATCTTCCAGCGATCTCAGTTTGGAACGAAAGAAATGTTTATAACGATTCTGCTATGGGAACAACTAAGAGTATCCTAACTCTTCATTTTTGGGGGTTTGTAAAAGCTAGAGGTAGACATGATGATTATACTGAGCTTGATAATTTAGCGGCAGATGTTGAACAATTGTTGATGGACTCTGCTTACAATCCCTATATAACAGACGGTTTAACTTTTTTATTAAACACTACTTTCTATGAAGGCGGAGTTGTTGACAATTTTGGAATTTTTGATATGATAGCTGAAATTCATTATTTTTATCCATTTAACCAACCTTAATTTTTTGTGAGGAAAATAAATGAATAAGTACAAAGGAATTATAGAAATAGATTGCAATCGAAAAGATGTTGGAGATGTTTGCCAAGAGTTAGGGTCTTCTAATGTGAAGGATAATTGTGTTTTTTGCTCTGATTCTGAATTGAAAATAGTTGATCTGGAAGGAAAAGTGAAAAGAACTTTTAAAGCTGTTAAAGAAACTGAGAAGAAAGTAAGCGGAAAAGAAATGAAAGAAAAAAAAGATAAAAAGTTCAATCCTAAAAAAAAGACAGAAGAAACTTATAAAAAAAAATAACTTAATAAAAAAGATATAGAGGGATAACAATGGCTGGAAATACAGTCCCAATACATGGGAAAATATGCAGAATTGATGATGGCGGAACTCCTGTAGCTTTTAGTGTTGATTGGTCTATTAGCGTTTCTCTAGATATTGCTGATGCATCTAAACAAGGTCAACATTGGAAAGAATCAGTTCCTGGACAGGCTGGATGGTCTGGTTCAATGACCTTTCATTTTGTTGCAGGTAATGCTGAACAAAAAGTATTAATGGATAACATTATTAATGTTGTACCTGGTACAAAATTAACAGATATTCAATTCCAGTTGGAAGATACTGGGGATTATTACAGCGGCGGTATATGGATTAATGGGTTTTCTACTTCTGCTAGTGTAGGAGATGTAGTTAATTGCTCTTTTGATTTTACAGGTGAGGGTGTTCTTACTCTTACTGTAACTTAAAAATATATAGGAGATTTTATTATGCCTTCACCCACTACTCCGAAGCATGGTAAATATGGTGCAGTTTATATAGCATATGACAATGGATACAAACCTGGAGGTGTAGGTGCTTCTGTTTACCAAGGAAAAAACGACGCCACCTGGGGAGAAAATGTAGATGGGATTCCTAACACAACTTCGGTTTTTGAAGTTCAGATAATGACAAACGGGACTCCTGATACATTCAAATGGCAAAAGAATTTCTCAGGTTGGTCTCCTAGTACTCCTGTTTCAACAGATCCTACTCTATTGAGTGATTTGATGACTATTAAATGGGATAGTACCATAGATCATGCTGTCGGGGATAGATGGCTTATTGGGACTCATCATGCGGTAACATGTACTATATCTGGGAAATCGAAGCAGATTACAGATCCCGAGTGGAGAATTTGTAATATTGGCCATGATTATAATTATATTACTAGATCTAATTTGTTCCTTGATACAACTGCTGGGTATCCTAAGTATATCAATTGGAATACAGGAGCAGCGTATTACACTATTAACCCGACACTTGCTACTACTAATGAATTAAGAGCTGGATCTTATGTGAATAAAGTAGCGATGGTTAAAGTGGCTTATGTTTCAGATTGGAGTTTTAGTACTTCTTTAGATATGGCTGATTCATCTTATATGGGAGAACATTGGAAAAGCTCTACTCCAGGGCAAGGTGGAACATCTGGAAGCCTATCTTGTTTTTTTATAAGTGCTAGCCCACTTTTAGGGTTAATTAAGAAAGACGAGGAAAGACTTTATAAAACACAAAAGTTTTACCACCTTTCTCTGTATACTTATGATCCTAATCTGGACGGATCTGGAGATTATTTCTCTACGTGGGCAACAATAACTTCTAATGGAATTAGTACTAGTGTTGGAGATGTTGTCAAAGAAAGTATTGACTTTACTGGTGAAGGTATTCCTGCTTTTGTTCCAAGTACTGTTTAAAAAAGGAGAAAAAAATGAAGATTGATATCGCAGAAATAAATTATAAACCTGTATGGTTCGATCACGATGATTGCAGATTAAAAATAAGACCGTATCCATTAGGACAGAGTAATTTTTTTCTTGAAGAAGGAAATGTAGTTTTTCCTCATAAAGAAAGATATAAAATGTTTGAATATAGTCTTATGGAATGGGAAGGTGTTAAAGACTCTGAAGGAAAAGATCTTCCATTAACTAAAAAAATTAAAAGAAAAATTTTTGATTATAGACTTGGGGGAATTTCTGATTTTGTTTTAGTTACGAATATGGACTTTCTTAGTAAAAAGGAAAAGTCGGAAAAAAACTTAGAGAATGGGTTGGATGGAAAATAGATAAAACTTCAATGGATTGCAGCCATTGTCTTCTAACTCAGAAAAATAATGATACTATAATAAGATGTGATGGGATTGATTATGTTGATCCATGTCCAAGGAATATAGTCCCAAAACTTACTCGTGATAATATGAAATTTTGGCTATTTTTTGAAAAGATACATTTAAGTATTATTTCCCATAACAGTTACAATTGTAGTGTTATTAAAGATATAATAGATATTTATGGGATCCATAGATCCCAATCTCCAATTTTTTATGATAGGTGTTTAATAGTTATTAATGAAGTCGAGGAAATTAGAAAAAGGCAGAGAGAAAAACAGGCACTTAAAAAACATTAAAGATAGTTTAACTGGTAGAGAATCTTATAATGGCAAAAGAATTAAAATTAGAGATAAAAGTTGATGATAAAGGGTCTGCAGTCGTTAGAAAGTTTGCGTACAACTTCGAAAAAGATCTAAAAAAATCAGATGATGCAGCTTTTAGATTCCAAGGAACATTAAAAAAATCTAAATTAGCTATGGCTGGATTCGCTACAGTATTAACTGGAGCTCTTGCAGGTGCTATGGGCGCTTTCGTAAAAGTCACTAAAGTTGGTATGGCTTTTGAGAAAGCCATGGCAGAAGTAGCAGCAGCAACTGGAGCTACAAAAGAAGAGCTTAATCTGTTAACCAGTGCTGCTAAGGAGATGGGAAGCAAAACAGAGAAAAGTGCGACTGATGCCGCTGCTGCTTTGGGAACTTTGTCTAAAGCAGGTTTGAGTGCCAAAGAAGCTGTAACAGTTCTTCCTACTGTTCTAAATCTTGCTACCGCTGCTTCTGTTAGTCTTGATGACGCGGCTGATTCTCTTGTAAGTACTATAAAATCTTTTGGGCTAGAAGTTTCTTCATCAAGTAAAGTCGCTGATATATTTGCAGCTACTATAACCGCCTCTAATCAGAATCTTTCAGATTTAGCACAAGCAATGAAAAAGGTTGGTCCTGCTGCTAAAGCTACAGGCACTTCTTTGAAGGAAACAGCTGCTATGCTAAAGGTTCTTGCTGATAGTGGTGTTAAAGCTGCAGAGGCTGGAACTGGATTGAAGGCTGCTCTTTTGAAAGCTAACTCTGCTGGTCTTAAGTTAGGAATGGAAGGAGGAAAGTCTCTTAAAGAAGTTCTCAAAAAAATGAAAGAAGAGGGGATGGGAGCTAAAGAAGCAATGGAACTGTTTGGATTAGAAACAGTTACAACTGCTCTTATTTTGATGAACAATATAGATTCAATTGAGGATTTTGAAAAGGCATTAGAAAACGCAGATGGGGCTGCGCTGAAAATGGCTACCACTATGCGTGATACTACTGCTGGAGCTTTTGCTACATTATGGTCAGCAATAGAAGGTATAACTATTGGTGTTTTTGAAATTTTTGCTAGTGATCTTAAAGAAATACTTTTAGACATAGCTAAATGGTTGAGCGATAATGCTGATACATGGATATGGTGGATGAAGGCTGTTTACGAGACCTTAAAACATCCTATCGAAACCCTAAAAACTCTTTGGGCAACAGTAACAGACAAAGCTAAAGATGTTTGGGGATCTTTTAAAGACTGGGTAAAGGATACATTTATCCCCGCAATAGTAGATAAATTTATAGCTTTTAAAGAAACCGCAAAGGCAGTCTGGGTGAAGATAACAGACAAAGCTAAAGATGTTTGGGGATCTTTTAAAGACTGGGTGAAAGAGACATTTCTTCCAGCAATAATAGATAAATTTATAGCTTTTAAAGAAAGAGCTAAGGAAATATGGGCATTAGTAACAGATAAAGTTAAAGCCATATGGGGAGCATTTAGAGAGTGGGTAGGAGAGGGTTTTTTAGGTGTTTTAATTAATAAGTTTGTATCGTTCAAAGAAAGCGCCAAGGAAATTTGGGCAAAGATAACAGAAAAAGCTAAAGCCA